CGTCAGGCTCGACGTCAGGGATCGCGGTATAGAAGGGGCTGTTCTTCATCTGTTCCAGGACGGTTTCGTCGTTAGGCTCGACGATCGACCCGGTTGTGTTGATTCTGAACTTCATGTCGGTCACGCTCCTTCCAGATTAGGCCAGGGATTCTTCGATATAGAAGATCAGGTCAGGGGTCAGGGCCTTCGTGCCGTAGTCGTAGAACATGGACACGCCGTAGTCGTTGGACAGGGGAATCTTCTCCGGCTCTGCGTAGGGGTACATAACGACAGGCTGGGCCATAGCACCGTCAACCATGCACAGGGCGCGGGTTGCGGTGGTTCCGGGGGCGACAGGAAGGTTGATGGAAGAATAGACGCGGACGCCGTGGAACATACGGAAGTCCTCGGCGGCGGTGTCAACGTTCGCGTTGTTGGTTCCCTTATCCAGATAGTTTCTGGCGCGGCCGTACATGACGGGGTCCAGAACCAGACGGATCAGGTTGCGGGGTACGCCGCGAACATAGTCGTTCTTCACGGTTTCGACCGCCTGGATCAGTTCTTCCAACTGGTCTTCGACGGTGGTTCCCTTCGCGGTCAGTTTGGTTCCGGCGGTCTTCGCCTTTGCGAAGAAGTCGGCGTCCAGTTCGGCGGCCACGGTGTCGACGTGGTTGTCGGCACGACGGGCCATGATGTTTCCGACGCCGAAGGTGTCCAGGTCGAACTTTGCGGCTTCCTCCACGATCTCGCGGTGAATGTCCAGGTTCACGGTAGTAGGGGGGACGGTGATCGCCGCGCCCTTTCCGGCGGTTCTGGCGGTTCCGTATGCCTGGGACGCGCTGTTCTTGAATCGCTTATACTCAACAGATCCAGTCGCGGGGTTGCCAGTGTAGGACTGGGACTTCAAGCCGGCCGCCAGGGTTTCCTTCTGAATGTTGCTGATCACCAGGCCGGACAGTTCGGACAGTTCGACCTTAGTAGAACCGGTCTGGATCAGGCTGATCGCTTTCGTTCTTGCCATAAAATATCATTCCTTTCATTGTTGGCTGGTTGGTAGGTTAGATCACGACAGGGCCGTCGACCTTTGCGGCCGGCTCCTGGCGCGCGCCGGGGTCAGCGGGCTTCGCGCCCTTAATGTCGGGGTTCGCCGGGTCCTGGCTCTTGAACAGGTACGCCTTCGACTCCTTCAAGGGTTTCAGAAGGCCGTCAAGGTCAGTTTTCAGCGTCCCGGCGGCGTCGACCTCGATCTTGTCCAGGTCCAGAAGGGAAATAATGTCGGCCGGATCGTGGGCCTGGTTCGCCAGGGCCATTCGAAGGGCCGTGTTCTTCTGAATCTTCGTGATCTCTTTCTGGTGGTTGGTTCGAAGGGTTTCAAGCGTGGTCTGGGCGGTCTTGACGTCGTCCGCGATCTTCGCCGGATCGCCGGACCCGCCGATCGCCTTCAATGCTTCGGCGGCGGCTTTCAGCGCATTTTCTGCGCTGGTCTTTCCGCTGTTGGCTCCGTTGTACTTATCGGCCGGGACGAAGGTTCCGTCGTTACCGACGACCAGGTCCACGTCCTTTCCGTCCTTGCCCTTGCCCTTCAAGGCCGCTTCGACCTGGTTCGACAGGTCGGCCCCCAGAATGGTTTTGACGCTCTCTGTGATCATGGTTTGCTCCTTTCTCCGCTGTCTTTACCGTGACTTCCACACGCTTTGCGGTCCCGCCTGGTCGCCGGGCAGGTGCGGCTGTTTTGGGTATGAAAAAGGCGCTCCCCGCGAAGGGGAACGCCTTGATCAACAGGCATAAAAAAACGCCGCCTTGTGGCGACGTTCCTTTATTGTGGGTGGTACTGGCACTTCAAACAGGTTTCCTGGTTCCTGTCAGTGAACTTCATGTAGTCAGGAAGTTCAGACAGGGGGGACATTTCTTCGAAGACCAGGGCGGCGTCGAAACAGTCCATAGCGTCGATTTCCCTGTCCACGATAGGACAGTAGCACTTCTTATTTTCCATTCTCGATCACCTCCATTACGTCCTTCACGGCTCCCTTGAATTGGTCCCGCTTGAAGGCCGTTCTGATTTCATTGTCGGCGTTCAGCACATAGGCCGCGCCTTCTGTGGAATAATAGTTCGTAAAGACTGCGCCGGTCCAGTGCTTCCGTTTCAGGGAGAAGATAGCGTTTTCGATGAACGATCGCGCTTCCGCTTCGGTTGCACTGTGGCCGTGATCCGCGACGTGGCCGGCGTTCAGCCACAGCGACGCCGCGTCGATAGGCTCCGGCGGAACTCTGATTGTTCCGAAAATGCCGGTTCCCTTGATTTTCTTATACAGATCGAAGTCCGCCCTGGTGGCTTCCGGGACGCGCCCCTTGTAGGAATAGAAGGATTTCAGATCGGACCAGGCGTCCGGGTCTGTGTATTTCATTTCCTGGAAGGCGTCAAGGTCGGCCGGTGCGTCAGCGCCCAGGCGTTCGGAATACCGGCCGAACTGCTCCGCGTCCTTGCCCTGATTATACGACTTCTGGCGCTCCTTTTCAACATAGCCGGGGCCGTGGGCGTCGACTTGCTGTCTGTACCAGTCTTCGTATGTCATATTTTCCGGCATAGGCTGGCCGGAATTGTACCAGTCCAGGGCGTCGTCCGGGTCATATTCGACTGTGGTACAACGGTCGTTCGGGTGCATAGGTGGGTAGTTCACGCCGGCCTGGGCGTCCTTCAACTTGAAGTGTTTCCCGTCCAGGGCCGCGCACGTTTCACAGGTCAGCGCGTCATGGGTGGCGATATATTCGTACTGATCCACGCCGGCGGCATTATAGGCCGCCTTATCCGCTTCACTGTGGAAATGCGTTGTTTCGGTCCGGATCAGCCGTTCGGCGGCCTTGTAGGACTGGCCCATTTTGGCGGACAGTTCCTTCGACATGGCCGCCACGCTCTTTCCTTGCATGACGCCTTGCGTGATGGTTTCCCGGACATGGAACAGAAGCGCCTGTTTGTTCCTCCACAGGCGATCGGAGAACATAGCCCCGGACCAGGGATAGGACAGAACGTTTTCAACGACGCTTTCGTCCAGTTTGGCGAACTCATGGATAAAGCCGGCGCGGGACTGAATGTCATAGACCTTCTTGTAGTAGCCTTCCCGGAAGGTTTCGCCGAACTCCGCCTTCATTTGTGCCACGCCAGTTTCCCACAGTTCATTTAGTTTCAGGTCGATCTGTCCCAGAAGGGCTTCCAGGCGGGAAATACGGCTGTTCGTGGACAGGGCGTCCAGTTGGGCCGTCAGAAGGGCCTTGACGCGGGGGTCAGGCTCCGCCGCGATCCTGGCGATATATTCGCCCAGGGTCGCCTTCCACTCCTGGAACTCCTTCCTGGTCAGAAGGCGGACGGCCTGATCGTATGTCAGGCCATACTTCCCGGCGTACTTCGAATAGAAGTCGCCTATGTCGCGCCGGATCGCTTTCGCGGCCCGGTCGTATTCCTGGAACATTTTCGCCGTTAGCCCGACGCCGCGAAGATAGGCTTCATTCTCACGTTGAAGGGCGCGGGCGATCCAGTATTCCTTATTCCGTATCATTCAGGCCACCAGCCTTTCCAGCGGCCCCTTCCTCGCCCTTCTGGGCCGTCTGTGGGACGTTTCCGGCTCCCAGGGTGCCGTCGAACAGACCTTCCCCAAACTCCGCCATAGCGGCCTTCTTTTCGCTGTCCAGTTGGGCCAGTTCTTCGTCGACGTCCGTCACCCAGGGGTGATTTTGAAGGATCGTCCGTTTGGAGATCAGGCCGTCACTGGTTCGGGCGTTGTTGATGATGTCCGTTTCATTGACCGGAAGGTCCATGTTGAAGACTATGTCGAAGTCCTCGTTCGTGAAGTCGCCCTGGCCGGTGATCTGGAAGTAGACGTCAATGAACAGTTTCAGGCGGTGGAAGGTGTCTTTCAGTTCGGTTCCTAGGGAATCACAGTCGGCGTCCAGGTCCATATATCGGAAGTTGATCGCCGATCCGCTGGCGTTCCCCAGTTCTGGGTCCTTCGTGTCCACGCCGGCCGCGAAGTCGTAAATGTCCCGGCGCTCATTGTCCAGGAAGGCCATGACAGCGTCAATGTTCAGGTCTGCCTGTAACTTATCCACGCCGCCGTCGGAAGTGACCTTGATCGCCATGTGTTCCTTCAAGTCCTTC